CTATTGGAGGTTGCATGAAAAAAGTATTATTAATAGCCCCAGTGATGTCACGTTCTGGTTATGGCGAAATGGGCAGGTTTGCCATGCGCTCATTAATCAGTAACACAGACATTGATTTGTACATTCACAATATTAATTGGGGAAAAAGTGGATGGATTTGGAAAGATGATAATGAAAGAAAATTGATTGATTCATTATTACAAAAGACAGTTTTATATCGACAGAACGGTGGAACATTTGACGCGTCAATACAATGTACTATCGCAAATGAATGGCAAAGAATCACGCCATATGATGTAGGATATACCGCTGGTATTGAAACAGACAAGATAGATCCGGAATGGATTAATAAATCTAATGGAATGAGCAAAGTTATAACAATTTCGAAACACAGTGCAGATGTAATCAAGGAAACTACATGGCAAGCCAGAAATGAAACCACTGGGGAACACATACCAGAATATAAATGCACGACTGCAGTTGAATATGTTGGATTCCCTAAAAAAGATATTGAGTCTCAGGAACTAGAATTGAATTTAAGGCATGACTTTAATTTTCTATGTGTAGCTCAGATCGGCCCTAGAAAGAATGTCTTTGGTGTTATAAATGCTTTCATAGAAGAGTTTAAGAATGAAAAAGTGGGATTATTGTTAAAGCTAAATGGAGCCAATGATTCTATTATGGATTACCATGCAACTTCAACAATGTTCACAGAAATTTCGAAAGCAGCTAAAGAAGAAGAATGGGAATGCTCTATTAACTTTTTGCACGGGAACCTGACAGACGAACAGATGTCAGGATTATATAACGATCCCAGAATAAAAGCCGCAGTTTCTTTGACACACGGAGAAGGGTATGGGTTGCCACTATATGAGGCAGCATACAATAATTTACCTGTGATTGCTACAAACTGGAGTGGGCATTTAGACTTTCTCACAACTGGGACTGGCAAGAAAAAGAAAATTCACTTTGCTCCTGTAAAGTACGAACTTCAAAAAATTCCACCGCATGCTGTGTGGGAAGGAGTTTTGCATCCTGAATCTAGATGGGCAGTGCCAGATCAAGCAGACGCCAAGAAGAAAATGAGAGACGTTTATAAAAATTACTCTAAATGGCAGAAGAAGGCAAAAAGCTTATCTAAAACTTTTAAAGGACAGGAATATTATTACAATAAGTTTATTGAAGCTTTAGGTTTAGAAACAACTGAGGAAAGTTAATATGAATAAGACAGCAATTATTACCGGTGTCACTGGGCAAGATGGTTCTTATTTGTCTGACTTATTGATTGAGAAAGGATATACAGTTGTGGGAACTTATAGAAGATCAGTTTCTGATTTTGCCAATAAGACGCAAAACATTTCACATTTGTTGGATAATAGAAATTTCATTCTAGAAGAAGCAGACGTAACAGATTCTGCTTCTTTGTATCGCTTGGTTCATGAACACCAGCCAGATGAATATTATAACTTGGCTGCACAGTCACATGTCGGTACGAGCTTCAAAACGCCTATTAGTACCACTGAAATTAATTTGATGGGGTGTTTGTATGCTTTGGAAGCAATACGTCTTCAGAAGCCATCCTGCAAGTTTTACCAAGCTTCTACAAGTGAAATGTTTGGTGATAATACTAGGTGTCCTCAAGGGCTAGGAACAGAATTCTCACCAGTGTCTCCTTATGCATGCGCAAAATTAGCTGCACATCACATGGTTGGTACATATAGGAAATCTTATGGCATCTATGCATGCTCAGGGGTTTTGTTTAATCATGAATCTCCCAGAAGGGGCGAAAATTTTGTAACAAGAAAAATAACAAAAGCTGCTGCCAGAATTAAACTAGGACTTCAAGACGAATTGAGATTAGGAAATTTATCAGCACAAAGAGATTGGGGGCATGCCCAAGATTTTGTTAGGGGCATGTGGATGATGCTTCAGCGTGAAGAGCCTGATGATTTTGTTTTAGCAACCGGTAGGACAAATTCTGTACAACAATTTCTAGAACATGTTTTTGAATTTGCAGAATTAGATATCAAGAAGCACGTTGTCATTGATCCTAAATTTTATCGCCCATGTGAAGTTCCAAAACTTTGGGGTGATCCCGGTAAAGCAATGACAGTACTTGGGTGGGTACCCGAATATGATTTTGAGACTTTAGCTTTAGAAATGTATGAAGCAGATTTATCAAGAGAGGGAACTGCATGAAAATTCTGATGATTAGTACACCGTATCAACCAACTGTGAATATTGGCTCTAATGGGCTGGGAAGGTTGGTATATGATTATGCACATAGAGCGTCCATGGAAGGGGATCAAGTCACAGTCTTCTGTGGTGAAGGATCTATATTGCCAGAAGGTGTACGCAGTCATTATTGGGCTCATGAGCCAATTGACATAGGAAGAGTGCATAATATCTGCAGAAAAGAAAAATATGATGTAATATTGGATTGTAGTCATTTAAAAATATTGAGCAACATTTATGCTTACGAAAATATGCCCGTAGTGAATTTTATGCTGGATGAAGAATGCAATTATCAACCTAAGAACATGCTTATCTGTAACGATCATCAGAAAAAAAGATATAAAGATTATCGATTTATGATCGATATAGGAATCGAATTTGAAAGGTATCCTTTGATCGAAGAGAAAGAAGATTATTTTTGCTTTTGCGCTAAAATAGAAAAAAGAAAAGGATACGATATTGCAATAGAAGTTGCCAAGCGCACTGGAATTAAATTAATACTCGCTGGCCCACAAGTTCACTGGCAACCAGAAAGCGCTGAAGGATTACCTAATTGGATCGGCGAAATAACTGAACATGAAAAGTTTTGTAAGTTTGTTGGCGCCGCCAAGGCTATTTTTTGTCCTTCTAGAAATGATGCTGGAGGGTTAGTTCTATTAGAAGCTGCCGCATTGGGAACACCTGTTATAACAACTACACACTCCGGAGCACAACATCACACTTTAGACGGACAAACTGGTTTTGTGTGTGATAGCATCGAAGATATGTGCAGAGCAGTAACGGGCATCGAGAATTTAACACCAAAAGACATCAGAAACACCGCTCGTAAAAAGTGGGATCTACAGAGTAACTTTGCTGCGTTTAGGAATGTGCTAATACAAGTCAGTGAAGAGCACAAAGGGGCGAACAAGTGAGATTAATTAAAAATAGTTATATTTATTGGGAATTTATAAGAAATCTTAGAAATATGGACGGAGTAAGAGAAGGGTTCATACAGCAAGATATAATTTTACCGACAAAGCATGAAGAATATATGAAGAAGAATAGCCATTCTTTTTGGATCTGCCTTGATGAAGACAAGCCAATTGGATATATCGGTGTTGTAGATTTAGATATTCGTGTCGCCACCCTTCCCGATTATCAAGGAAAGGGTGTGGCATCTTTTATGTTAAATGAAATAATGAAGAAAAAACCTAACGCCGTTTCGAAAGTGAAGATCAGTAACCTTGCTAGCTTACGTTTGTTCGAAAAGTGCGGATTTGAAAAGAAATATTACCTTTTGGAGAAGAAAAATGAGACATAATCCATATAAAATTGTAAAAATGTTTGAAGAAACAATGGCTGATTATTGCGGCTCTAAGTATGCCGTATCGACAGATAATTGTACCGACGCACTATTGTTGTGTTGTGAATATTTAAAAGTCGAAGAAGTTGTGATTCCAGAGAGGACTTATTTATCAGTCCCGCAATCAATTATACATGCCGGCGGAAAAGTTGTGTTTGATGGCAGAGAATGGCAAGGCATATATCAACTCAAGCCTTATCCAATCTACGACGCTGCAAAGAGGCTGACATCAAATATGTATGTTCCCGGTACGTTTATGTGTTTGTCTTTTCACATCAAAAAGCATTTAAAAATTGGTAAAGGCGGCATGATTTTGACTGATGATCTGGATGCCGCAAAATGGTTTCGCAAAGGCAGGTATGAAGGTAGAGGCGAGGTTATGTATCACCAAGACGAGATCGAGATCAATGGTTGGAATGCATATATGTCACCAGAGCAAGCCGCCCGTGGGCTTATGTTAATGCAAAACTACCCGGAGCATGTTCCAGATATACCAGAAGATCCTCCATACCGCCGCCTAACAGAGTTTCCTTTGTTTAAAAATTGTGAGGTGAGAAAATGAAATTAGTAGTTATCACCGGCTGTTTAGGGCTTATTGGTAGTCACGTCACCAGAAAATGTTTAGAAAAAGGCTGGAAAGTTATGGGAATCGACAAGATGACATATGCAGCAAACGAATGGGCTCTAGAGGAATTTCAAGCACACAAAAATTTTATATTTAAAAAAGAAGATATATGCAATTTATCAACTTTACCTGATTGCGATTATGTTATAAACATCGCAGCAGAATCTCATGTCGAGAATAGTATTAAAGATTCTGACGTCTTTATGCAGTCAAATGTTCTGGGTGTTAAAAACTTATTAAACATAATCAAAGATAAGCATGCAAATGTTTTTAATCGTCCAATCTTTTTTCATTTTAGCACCGATGAAGTGTATGGAGATATTAGAAATGGCTCTCATACCGAAACTGATATCTTAAAGCCAAGCAACCCTTATTCGGCATCAAAAGCCGCCGCTGATATGTTAGTGTTAGCTTGGGCTAGAACATATGATATAGAATATATAATATTGCGCCCAACCAACAATTATGGAATAGGGCAGTATTGTGAAAAATTGATACCTTTGTCGTGCAAACTGTTAACTCTCAATCGTAAAATAAATTTACACGATAAGGGACAACCAGTAAGAAATTGGTTACACTCTGATGACACAGCCTCAGCCGTTGTAAGGATTATTGAGTCTGGAAAAGTGAATGAAATATTCAATGTCGCTGGCAACTTAGAACAAAAAAATTATACGACAGCAGTGAAGATAGTAAGAGCCTTCCATCCGAATATTGAAGAAAGAAATATATCAAGTTTTTTCAATTTGGAACATGTTAGAAAAGGGCAAGATGTTAGATACTCCCTAGATGACGAAAAATTAAAAGAATTAGGATGGAAGCCAAAGAAAAAATTTGATGAAGAGATCATAAACATAGTGGAATACTATAAAAATAATTTTAAATGGTAAATAAGGAGAACAAAATGGAAACAATTAAAATAAATGAAAAAGCAGAGCTATCTGTGTATGAACTATCAGATCAAGCCCTAGGTGCGATCATGATGGCGTTGCAAAATAGTCTTTTGAATCAAACAGATATTGTCCCTGTACTTAAGGGCTTGAAACTTGTTAATCATCCCCAAGAAGGGCTGGTTGTCACGAATCCGCCAATCTTAAGAACAGGAGAACAGTAATGCCCAAATATAGCTATCAATGCAGAGAGTGTGGTAGCTTGTATGAGATCTGGCATGGGATGACTGAAGAGCATATCAATTGCATTGTGTGCGACGAACCTTCAGTCATCCGCATCCCTTCTTTATTGGGAGAAGTCCACGTTAATTCTACAGAAAGAGTAGGTGACATTGTTAATAAAACGATTGAAGAGACTAGACAAGAGGTGAAAGAATTTAAGAAGGAGTTAAGCAAGGAAATGAAAAAATGATTATAGAAATAATATTGGGACTTTCTGTCCTGATAAACATAGTTTTGGGGTGGTATATTTATAAGCTTTTACGAAATTTGATAGATATTGAAGATCGTTTTTTAGATATGAAATCTAAGCTTATTGAATTTGCAACGCATTTGCGAGCAATAAACAGAGTTGAATCTTTTTATGGCGATCCTACGATTACAGCGCTCATAGAACACATGAAGAGGTTATCAGATGATATTGAAGAATATTCAAGAGTCATGGTTGTTTTTGAAGATGATATGGAGGATTTAGAAGATGACGACGAAAAAGAAGAGAACTAGAAAGCCTAGAACTAAAAGAATGTACTTTACTCAAGTACATGAAGATGCCATTATTGAATACAATAATAGCACAGATTTCAAAAGAAAAACAGAGTTATATGAAACGCTCATACACCCAGCCTTAGACGAAATGGTGGACAAAATAGTATATACTTACAAATTTACTTCTTTACCTAATATAGCAGAACTGCAGTCTGATTGTAAGGTAATGTTGGTTACAATATTGCACAAATATGATCCATCAAAAGGCTCGAAAGCTTTTTCATATTTTTCTGTTATAACAAAGAATTGGTTTATCGCACAAGTTAAAAAGAATGCCAAGAAAAACAAAAGAGAAGTGTCTATGGAAAGTTACTTGTCCATGGAAAAAATTGGAGGCACTGAATTATATGCCGAAGATCCGTACCACGCGATGAAAGAGAGAGAAGAATTTATGAACCTTCTCAAAGAAGAGATAAATTCATGGGATTCCGTTAGCATGCGCCCAAATGAAAAGAAAGTATATGAAGCCATAAAGACTTTATTAGACAATGCTGACAAGTTGGAAATATTTAATAAAAAAGCTATTTACTTATACCTAAGAGAAATAACCGGTTTAAACACTAAGCAAATTGTAGCTCAGTTGTCTAAAATGCGTGTGAAATACTCTGATTTTAAAACTAGGTATGAGAATGGTGATTGAATATGTCAAAAAGACTTAATAAATTTATAGAAGAAGCGGTTAAAAATATTAGGAAAGATCGCGAAACAACACAAGAATTGTTAAATGATTTGATAAAAATAGCTGCCCAAAGCGAACATAACCACAAAGAGGTTAGCATCGCGGCAGCTAAATACGTTGAAACGTTGCAAAGATCAAACGAGCAGCTAGTAAAACTAGCTAGCTTGGTACAAAAAGATGAAAAAAAAGATTCATCTTTTTCCTTTTCCGGAACTGACAAAGATGATATTTATGATATGATCAAACAAGAAGAAGATAAGGAGGAATAATGAATGTCAAAATTCGTACCACCACCAGATCAAATCAACAGCATTAATCCCAAAAAATCTAAAAAATCTTTTGATGAAAATGGGCAATCGATTTTTAGTGAAATCAAAAAGGTAATCAAAGAATCTTTTGAAGCCGACGCCTTTGAGCAAGTCGGTGCATTAAATGCTGTTGTATTGGAGATTAGAGAACCAGACGTTATGGCGATGTTCTGGAGAAATCCTTTGATGTGGTACCAGTTTATGTCTAAGGGGCAGATCCCGGATTACTTAGAAGTCCGATATAGAATCCCAGAAATGCATGCCCATCTTCCAGAGCCTTCCGGCCCTGATGATTGGCTAGCTATCAATCTTCATCCATATGCTATGATGAAGAAAGAGAAGGGAATGCCCGCAGTCGGCGACATTGTTGTTTTGGATTTTCAAGATAAAAACAACTTTAGAGGCGCCATGGTTCTGGAGACTCTTAACACCAACGAAAACCCAAACTCTGGCGGAAATTGTAAATCAACCGATACATCAAATTCTGCAGCGCCACCTTTGAATATGGCAGCACCCGCTGGAGATAGCCAAACATCGCCTCCGCAAAATTATTCAGCGACTAACAGCCCAACACCTGAAAGCTCGACGCAAGGCATAAACTATCCTGTTGGCTCAATATCCAGTGGAGAGCAGTCCCAAGTAGATTCGGAATCGATTGGCAGTCAAACCACAGATCCTGCAGATCCTTATTACACCGGTGGTACTCAACCTGTTATTGCACAAGCAGATTTAGAGCAGTTTAAGAAGAATTTATATTTTATCAAAATAGAAGATTTGAGAACCATGTCAGATTTTCGAAATGTTGATAATGCCGCAGAGACTTTGTTGGGTAAAAAAGTGGGAGCGGTTTGCTTTTCAGTCGCTGAAGGAGAGACGAAAGTTAGTGATGTCTCTAGGGTTAAAAAGCTGATAGAAAAGTTAAAAATAGCTAATATTGACGTTGGACTCTCTATAGAAATAACATCAATGGATCAGTTTCATGACAATTTTATTTTTATGGCTGAAATTGCAAAAACCAAAAAAGTTGATTTTATAGCGTACAACTTGGTTAATAACAATAGTTTTGATCAAATCGATCGCCACGATATGATATTCCATAATTTTAGTACAAATATGAAAATAGATTATTACGCTATCATAACAGAAAAAACTGAAAATCCAACATCAGGATTCTGCACCAAACGACAGAATAGATTGTTTTTAAATGATAACTCTTATGACTACATTGAGAACAATGAACCGTCTTTATACGATACGCAATTTAACTCTTCTGGTGCCGCTATCGGATCCTTCTCGGCGCTTCACACAACTTCAACAGACGGGAATAGCATGTTTTTTCCAGCATATCATTTGGGAGGAATCAACTTCTTGTCAACACCGGATGAGCCTTGTGTTAACGGTGAAAGATCGAATGACATCTTAGCTAAGGATATTAAACAACATTCTGAAATCATAGACAGTCCTCATGCCACTAAGCACATAAGCTTGTTTATGGACTTTCATTTGCTTAAAAACGATAATGCAACTCAAATTTTAAAATCAACATCTGCCATCGATCTAGACGAAAAGCAAAAGCAAAGGTTCCTAAGTAGTGACAAGAATACCCAAACAACCAATATAGCTAACGTTGTAAATAAAGTCTCCACGGCAGTCGATCAATCGATTCAGCAACCTACATTCAACAGTGCTTCTACGGACACGAACACTGGAGGCGCCGCTGCAAATGGGGGAGAAGGGACTGGTGACACTCAAACTCCTGCAGCAACAAGCCCATCTGCATTTGCTTCTACACCCGGTATGCAGTGCACACCAGTAGCTACAGGTGCCGAAGGCGGTGGGCCGGGAGGCGCAGGAGGCGCAGGAGCAGCAGTTGATCCTCCATCATTCAGATTTGATTCTCTTGAAAATTATCAGAATCTAGGATGGACAGCCAATAATAGCGCGGCTATAAATAATGTTATTTTCGAATTTATGGAAAAGTTTTCTGCAGCAGTCTACAGGAGATTGCCCGCAAACTCTCCAAGCTTTACAGGCTCAAACCCGAAAAAAATAAGATTAACATCTACTGCTAGAACATTCCAAAAACAAGCCGAACTAATGTGGGATAAGATCAAAAATGGCGGTGGCGATAGTGCTGTTTACAGTTTATATGGCAGAAAAGAGTGGACTGAGGCTGTTGTAAATGCATATCATGCAGGCAACATGCCTGCAGCAGTTGCTGCTGTTGAGAAGAGGGTTAATAGTGGAGGTGGCTCCGCCCACCTTAAAGGAAAAGGGGTTGATGTGCACACTTGGAGTCACATTAATGCCGAAGGAATGAATTCAGACGGTGCAACAGTCGCACAGATGAATAATTCGAAATTTGTTCAAGCAGTTGTTGAGGCAGCAAAAGAAGTTGGCGCAAGTCCAGTTGTCGAAGCATATCAACAACATGTTCATATAACAATATTTTAATATAAAAACTAATTATTCTGGAGTAAAATTGTGTCAAAACTAAAAAGCGCCCTAAACTTAGAAGGACTAAGTGAAAAAATCAGACAAGATCTGGATAACACCCCGACATACCTGCAAGGTGTATTGGGTAGAGGTACAGCAAACGCTAGAACGATAGAGCCCAAGCCCAAATTTGTCCAAGCTGAGGCTGAAAAAATTCTAGATAGCGGCACAAACGCACAGATAGTCATAGGAAAAGATCGCCCAGCTTCTTTATTATCCGGATATGGAGGAAGGGGTGATAGTGGAGCAGGTACAATTGATATTGTATCCGGAAGAATGTCTCACAATCCTTGTCAAGTCGATCAGTCTGGCAAAGAACTTCGGACAAATCCGGATTTTAAATTAGATGCATCTAGAATATACATAAGTCAAAAAACAGATATTGATGATAATTTTGACTTAGCAGATGGAAAAGTTGGCAATTCCAAAGCCCGTGCCGGAATGGCTTTGAAGTCAGACGCCGTTAGAATAATAGGAAGAGAAGGCATAAAACTAATCACAGGGACAGATGTTAAAAATTCTACTGGTGAGGATATTTTAAGTGTTTCGGGAATAGATTTGATTGCAGGAAATGATGATAGCGATTTACAGCCAATTCCATTGGGTGATAATTTAAACAGATCTTTGAGAAGATTGACTAATTATGTAGACAAGCTAGCTGGAATTTTACAATCTGCAATTGTTTATCAGCTAAAGTTCAATGCAAAAGTAATGGCACATACTCATATAACAGCTTTTTTTGGTACCCCTACCGCCCCTTCTGAATCGTTGATACCAGCCGGCATCACAGTGATTACTGATCATTCTACAACCACAATACCTGATTTAGTGAAATTTAGATCAAACACAAAGTTTCACAAACAAACTTATTATTCAGTTTCTGGCAAAAGATACATCAATAGTAGCTTCAATAATACAAACTAAGGACATAAAATATGGCAACCGGCGCAACAGCAACAACATTTAGAGTTTTGATAGATACAGAAATCTATGAATCAGTTCAGTCTTTATCGAACCCCATTGGAACCTTACTTTCTGATCAGGAAGTTACTTTAATTGAACCTAACTTGGGAAAATATTTTCAATTAAGTAAGATTTCTTACGAAACCAGCGGAACAACAAAAGAGACTTTTATAAGATCTTGCTTTCTAGCACCAGCAGCAGGTAACTCATCTCCACCCGAAACATATGAATTAATTGGTGAAGAGGTGGAAGAGCCAGTACCGAATCCAATCAAAGTTAAAGATGCTGAAATAGAAACACCATATGCCGAAGGAAAGCACATAAATGTTGTTATAGATTCAGGCTTTGTCGATATGAAAGATATTGATGATAATTTGATGGATCTAAAGCTAACAGCAATTTCTAAAATGATAGAATTTTATGGCAAGAACGCAACATCAACACAATTGAATGAGTTTATTGCAAATCCTTTTGGCTTGATTAAGATGGGTGAAACATATTTCCCTACTCGTCCTTGTAAGGGTATCGTAATTAAATTTTCTGTAAGAAAAAAGTATTTTGATGCTTTTGAGGATATGTCTTTTGATGATTTTTCGATTAGGAATATTCATAAAAACTTTATCGCAATAAACATTCAAGGTAAACAGTTTGAAAAGTCAATGTCTGATTTGGTTAAGGTATTGGGAAAATATAATTCTGATGTGGGTAAATTTAGTGGATCTTTGGTAGGTATTAATTTTGATAAAAGCGGCAACGAAGTTAGGAATTTTTTATCTAATTTCAAAAAATTTCTTTCAAGTAATAATGTTTCATTAGCAAATGTAGGAGAATCAAAGTTTGAGCTTGGATTCAATATGGAAACATATCGGCTAGAATATGTATTACACTTTAGTCCATATGGAAATTTTCTTACTGTTGGACTAAAAGCATTAGCCGCTCAAATAAATGCAACAACATCTAAGATTTTAATAGCACATAAAGATATTGTATCTGCATCTTTAGGTGGCATGAATTGGATGGATTTATGTAATAATTTCTTGGCTGGAGAATTTAAAATTGATTTTTCAACTCCATCTGTAAAAAGTCCAAGCCTTAAGAAACCTAAAAGCCAACTCGAAGCAGATATGAAAAGAGTGTCTGCTGATTATGACGACTTAACCATTATGGATAGCGACAAGAATGGACAACTAGCAAACTTGAAAACAGATCCAAAATTCAAAGAAAAAGCATCAGAACTTTTGTTGAGATCTCGTGATGTGGTAGGTGATAACTTCTTAGCAAACTTACCAGAGATTTTAGCCAATGTTGACGATCTGAATTCATTATATGGCTTAGTCTTTGATAAAGTTTCGATAAAAGATTTGGTTGATCTGTTGATGGAGAAAATGACAGAAAACTTAAATGTACCGGATATCAATGAAATCAAACTAAGGGGTATAATGAAGGCTTTGACGCCGAATATGGCATTAGGTTTGATAGAAGAATTCATCGAAACACCCCAACAATTAAGCGCTTTTTCTGTTGGCGTGTGCGATTTAATAGAAATTTCAGAAAACAATATCGATGATATTCTGGGTAGCTTTAGCTCAATAGACAACCCGATACAATTCTATTTGATACACTATAAAGATTCAAGCCCCGGTGTTCCTGCAGGAATGCTGGCAGATGCTTATGTTGGAGACTTGGCTGCAAAGCTAGAAGAAAACGGCATCACTGATTGTGAATCACTTTATAGCGCCTACCGAAACAATAATTTTAATATTAGCGACTATTTCCAAGAAACGGCTCTAAAAACTATAATATGTGAAATCTTGACAAACGGACTACCAGAAATGACTGACATATGCGTGTACACTCCCACCGTCACCGCCACCTCGATAACGTCTTTTACTTCGTATGGAGTATCTTCACCCGTTTTAAATGCTGATATCATGAGCTTTCTGAAATCAATTGACGCCAGTATTCTCGTAAAAGGCATTGATGTGTTTATCAAAGACATGTTTGCTGATGCACAAAATTACCAAAAACAGCTTAATATTGACGCAAACGCCTCGTCTTATGTACCCGGTACCGCAACCCCAGACTATAGTGGAGTAAAATTCTCTATAACTCCCGGTGATCTATTTGATCGCTTTGCAAAGATACCAAAAATAAAAATAGAATTAGATAAATTGTCTTTGACTAAGAAGAAAATGTTAAATAAAGTGCCAAATGTTAATCTAGATTTGGAAAGTAAAAAGAAAGATGTTAATTTTTCCTTGCCATCTATCAAAAGTGTCAATCCTAGTTTTGACTTTTCTAGTTTCGAATTTGAATCTATCGGCGATATCTTTGGACAAGCGGTAGAGTCAATTGAAAATGCCATAGTAGATGGCATCGAGAAAGGGCTTATTAATGCATTTAAGGGTATACTACAAAACGTTTTAGATTCTTTAAACATGGATATGCCAGATATAGATTCTCCAGATTTTGGCGGATTGAATATGAATGATCTCATGGACGCATCGGACGGCACTAGTGCAGACATAGTGACTAGTATAATATTGGATGATTTGAAGTTTGAAATCGGAAAATTCAATCCGGATTTTGACTCAAATGCTGTAGATATTTCCGGATATACTCCATCTCTATCAGATGTCAAAACGGCGTTCGATGATATGTCAGCATGCCTTAAGCCTCTAGAACTGACAAGAGTTATGAAAGGACAATTTAATAAAAAAGATTATAAAAATATGACGTCTTCGATCAAAGATCCAAACTTAAAGCAAGCCTTTAATCCTAGTGCGTTCAATAGAGCAATGGAAATGATTGCTGATTTTGTTGATGTGGACATGCTAGAAGAATTGGAAGATGCATACGACAACAAGCAAGTTATGGTTGCGGTATGCAAAAACCATGGAGTTCCTTACTGCCTCAGAGATATAAAAGTGACATTAGAGGAAAAATACGCTTCCTTATCACCAGCAGAAATCTGCGATCTAATAGACGATATAGTTGATGAAACAAAAGATTCACTAGTTGATGCCATTGGAAATATGAAAGAAAATTTCCAAGACAATCTTCCTTTTAATGAAGATCCTTGTTCTTTTATGCCCAAGCCGGCAGACATTCCAGCTATGGATTTCGTAAATAATGTGGCTTTTGATGCAATTTTTAATCCGATTGAATTGGAATATAAAGCAGAAGCTGCAAGCTTTCCTGACTTGATGTTAATGTCTACATCCCCAGAAGAGTATGTCAAGTGCCGACTTTACCAATATGATTCTGTTCCTGTTGAGGTTTTGCAAGATCCTGCAACTGGACTATTTGACATTGAATATGACTTTATTAGTAATGTCATGGGTGATGACTTTGACAAAGAAACCGGTGCATTTAATCAAGACTTTTCGAATCATTATTTCGGCCCACAAACACCGGTGTACTACCTAGGAAATGATAGAAACTATTATCAAGTTGAAAATTTATCTCTTATTGAGATCGATAAGCAAAATGATGAATATTTTATAAACAGAAATGACACACCTTCGGTTGACGATAATTTATATGTAAAAAAAGCTACTGAATCTCTTCGTCCGATACCTAGGCTAAAAGAGAGTTATATAGATTCTGGATTTATCATAAGAGGTTATGGATCCACCGGTGCTTCCGGCGTTGGTATGGTTTATTCCGGCGGGGGAGGCACGGGTACCGCCGCAGTAGAGGAAATGAGAAATATAACTAACGCAAGAATCGCCAGAGGATATGAGATACAATTTCCAAGTCTTTCGGCAGAAGCCACCATGGCATCTGAAGATTTTACACCAGCGGATTTAGAAGCTGAAGACTCCGGTGACGATGAAGTGCTAAATTTGCTTATCGGAGAAGATAGATCTCTAACTAGTATCGCCAGATCTCCCAAGATCAAATTTGACGTTGGCGCCAACAGAACCACGATATCAAATTCAGCTAACATGACTTATCCTTCAGTTGATGCATTAGTTAACCCACAATGTGTTAAGTTGGATTCCGAATATAATGTCGAGACTGACACAGGATATCCTTATTACGCAAAATCTATTCAAGATTCGATTGATGAAACGCAACGAAGACTGTTCGAAGAATATGGACTATATACCGCCAGCCCCTTTAGAGAATTTTTAGGATTTTACACTGACGGACATGACTCCATGGCTCAAAGTTTTATCAAAGACGAGCGTGAAGATTGTGACTTAATTGCAAACATGACAGCAGACATAGCACAAACAATGATGAGAGCTATGGGCGAGTCGCCATTATTCGACACCAATGAAATGTTATCGTTTTTGTTTGAGACTGAAGATGTGAATTTATTTAAAGTTCAAGAAGCCAAAGGCGCCGCAAAAGATGATTTCAATGAAGACTGTGAATTTAAAGATGATAATAAATCAAAATTAAAATCTTCTTCAACAAAGCAACTAATTTATTTAACTTTTAGAATATACACAATTGATCTTTTGATGAAATCTTGTTTCATAAATAGCGTTGTTTACGAAGAAGAAATGAGCGACTACATGATAAAGTTCATATTCGAATATATGGTACAAGAACTCAAAAGAGAAAAAGAATCATATTATTCTGTTTTTAAAGATTTATATAGCCAAGAATATGGTGAAGATCTAGAATCAAAATTCCCAGATCCACCAAAGAAGTTTAAGTCCATTGTTTCAGAAATTTATCTAGATATGCGAAGTTACTTTAGTACTATATTTCCAAATGCTATGGATGGCACAATACGAGCCGCTGTTTCGGGCATGAAAGTGTTTTCGGGTACCGAATCTGAGTACCCTAGGGAATTGTATGATACATACATGTATGGCAGAAATATCCCTAGTGAAAACTCTAGATTTTTGATACAACTGCTTTTCCAGAGAGACGATGGTACAGAAGTATTTTTGAACAATAGTACATATGCCGAACGCTCTCATGATACGCCAATCATAATCAGGCTGAATTATGTATTTGATTACTATAATACTGTAAATTCGAACGTTCGAAAAAACATCGACGAAGATGTCGCCATTCCCGGTATAATGGTGGGAGAAGGAGGCATTCCGCCGTCCACCATCGAATACGCATGGCTTAAAAAACATGATCCAGTACTCTACAGCGATGACGACGATGTACATCACTCAGCGATTGGACAAGAGAATCTGCAAGGGCGTTCAGCACCAGCTTACGATTTGGGAGATTACAGATCATCTTACGTTAACGAGGAAAAACAAGCTTATCTACCTATTCAAGTTCATAAGATGAGAAGAACAAAATCGTTTCTCATGCAGTACTCTTCACGAGAAGGTTTTTGGGCTTATCATGAGGAGCCATATCTAGTTGTATTGCCATTAGCTGAAACTCGAATAGATGTAGGATCAGATACTTATGATAATTTTAAATCGGAAGGATATCAATTATTTCGCTCTATACAAGCTCAAAATAAGCCATATATCATCGATAAAAAAGAATATAATTATGACACATTCATCGCAATGTCAATCGCAAAATTTGTCTCCGATTCTGCAGACGGCTCTCACGCTGTAGAATATTCAATACACGATTTCTTGAAAAATAGAATGAGAGTAGATAGCTACATAGATTTGATTAGAAGAACTATGTTAGTAAAATTACAACAATTGAAGCCGGAAGTGTTGTTCGCCTTTCAAGATACTAAAAATGCAATTAGAAGGGGAATAATGTCCCTTTCAAAAGAAAAAGAAGTGTTTGATTATGTAGAATTAGAGACAGATACGACTATGGGCGATCAATCTCAGGGAGTTGGTACGAGTCCAGATTTTTCCCCTAAAGCTAAAAAAATGGCACTTATGACAGTACCAATGATTGTGAAAGGTATGGCGGAAATGTTCGATCCAAATATCAAAGTCGCTTCTGTGATTAGAAAAGCCGCTAATGCCTCTGGTTTGGATATTCCTCCGCCAATCGCTTCTTTAATGGCTCTCCCTTTTAATGTTATACCTCTCGCCCCCGGCCCACCAATTACGCCACTAGGATTGACTTACTTGGCAACATCATTTTTGGAGCCAAAAGAAAGAAAGAAATTATCAGACTTGAAGAGAGGAAAGAATATCAACCCCGGCGCCGATCCAGAAACAGGTGGTTTTGTCGGTGGCTCACCAGAAGAATTATTAGAAGCCCGCGAGTTAGCAGCCCGCGAGGCATATGCTAATGCAGAAAAAATCCATACTAGGATTATAAGTTTTGCGAAAGCTTGGTGTTTCATGCTGGAAGAATTATATGACAAAGTTGTAAATGAAAGTTTTCAATATACATACAGCTCCGAATCCACTGATGAGTTAAATATCCCAAACCATGGCACTTATAATATCCATTGGCTGGGTGATGCCGCAGAAGGTAAAGATATGAATGTCACAGCAATTGTTCAGCCCGCCAGCGCAGGTGGCTCAGTTGGGCTTGATTACCACGTTTGGGACGTTATTCAAGCATGGAGCGATCCGAATAAATGGACGCACCGCCAATCTTCTGTAGATATGGCAACTCAAACATACGATCGAGAATTAGAAGAGGCAGACTTTAAAGATTTCATGACAAAAGTAAGCCGAATGATCAATAATCATCTGACTGCAACCCTCGGCGACAAACAGCGAGGTGCACACACCATGTCCGGTGACAAGAGTTTGGCTATCCAAATGTATAATTTTTGTAGATATCTTTCCGCCATGCAAGATCACACTAGTTCTACCTCCACAGATGGATATTCATGGCACAGGTACCTTGGCTTCGAAAAATTTGAGGAATTGAAGAGTTTTCACAGGGGCGGGATTAAAGCAATATTTGGCTTCAACCGAGCCATGGCATTTTTGGCATATGGAATTTCTAGAATAATGAATGAAGCCGGCTTGAGCGTTGAAATTGACTTCACTGATGAAGTTCATCAACCACGTTTTGAGGCATTACCTGCCGGACGTAGACTAGCAGATACCATCGATTCACCAGTCGAAGGACGTCTGGTTCTTACACATAGAAACATGGATTGGCACATGTCCGCATTCGGCGGTAGGGATGACGTGGGATGGAGTTCAGAGCAATACTGGAACCATTATATTCGTGATGCTTCAGGAGTTACTGATAGTGCGATGGATGACGACTCTGAAGAATATTGGGGTACCCTGATCATACCAAACTTCACTAGCGATCTCTCTTATAACCTTAATAACCAAGCAAAGTACCATTATACAGGGCATATTCCATCTGAAAGCACTTACGATGCTGCAGAATCTCAAGGCTCCTACCGCGCCAACATCAACGGTATGAATACGGTTTTTTATAGTGAATCGCAATTGTTTTTCAAAAATACCGGGGGGTATGGACAGAATGGAAGTCACAGTCCCAAAGGTGTTGGAATCGACAAGTTTTTCAAGAAGATGAAGGACGAATCATTGTTCGATATGTTAGTGACAGCGTATATGGAACGGGCAGAGAGAACTACCGATGGATTCCAAGAAACAGACGCCGGCGAAGCCGAAGATCTCACAGCCAGCGGCACAATCTTCGGGGAAATTGAGTGATTATGTATCTCAAAATAAAAATAAAGGTATAAAATAAATTTAAATTATAGATATGGTAGTAAAATATCTTTAAAACATAAATGTTGTTGTATACTATTTAATATTTGAGGAATAATACATGTCAAACATATCCCCAGCATTGCCATTAACCATAGATCCTACAAACGGCTTCTTGAACAACCACACAGAAGTTTCAGCAATAGTTCAAGATTTGAAAATGTTACTTTTAACATCTCCGGGCGAACGCGTCATGGATCCTAATTTTGGCGTAGGCATGAGAAGGTTTTTGTTCGAACAGAATAATACAACCACCCATTCTTCGATCAAGGCTAAAATCATGAGACAGGCAAAAGAATACTTACCGTTTATTGATATACAAGAAATATCCTTTAGCACCGAAGATGACTCTTCAAATGTCAGAGCAAATGGATTGATGGTGTCAATAAGATTCGTTATTGCTCCACTGGGAATTTCTACAACTGCCAATATAACGGTTTAAAAGAGGAAAATAAATGGCTAAATATGATGATAAAAACAAAAAGATCCCAATCAGATATACAAGCAGGGACTTCAATAATATAAAAAAGGATTTGGTAAGTTACGCAAAAAGATACTATCCGGATTCGTACAAAGACTTCAATGAAGCGTCTTTTGGTTCGTTAATGTTTGACACGGTGGCGTACACTGGAGACATCTTATCTTTCTATTTGGACTACCAAACAAACGAATGTTTTTTGGATACTGCCAATGAATATAATAATGTCGTGAAACTTACTAGACAAATGGGTTATAAATATCGAGGACGTCCCTCGACTCATGGATATGTTTCTTTTTTCATTTTAGTGCCCGCCGACTCTAACGGACTTCAACCTGACAGCAAATATATACCAATATTAAAAAGACGAACAGAAATGTCCTCTGATAATGGAGAAAACTTTTTATTAACTGAAGATGTAGATTTCAGAAAAGCAGGAAATGAGGTGGTTGTTGGGCGTGTCAATTCATCAACCGGGCTACCAACACATTATATTATAAAAGCAACAGGAAGGGTGATATCTGGAAGACTTCAACAAAAAAATGTTAATCTAGAAGAATTCAAAAAATTCAATAGAATCTTTATTGGAGATGCAAATATATCAGAAATATTAGAATGCACTGATATTGAAGGGCATGAATATTATGAAGTCGAAAACTTAGCACAAGATGTGATTTACAGAGATATTCCAAATTCAGATTCGGCTAGCCGAGATGCAACACCGATGATATTAAAGCCATATGCTGTTCCTAGACGATTTGTTGTCGAAAGGAATGGTGGGCAAACATTCATGCAGTTTGGATATGGCTCAGAAGAGGACATAAAGATTGACAAAATTGTTGATCCTTCTAATATTGTTTTAAATCAATTTGGAAGAGATTATATTTTAAATACAGATTTTGATCCAGCAAATTTGCTAGGAAGTGACAAGTTTGGCGTCTCCCCTGTCAATACTACTTTGAGGATCGTATATCGTTCGAATGATAGCGATAATCCAAATGCAGCAGTTGGTTCTGTCAAGCAAATTGTTAGGGCTATATACAGCTTTGAAGATCAAACAAACTTGGACGAAGGAAAAGTGAACGATGTTAGATCTTCTTTGGAATGCACGAACGAAGCAGCAATTGTAGGGCATGCGAACATACCTTCAACTGAAGAATTAAAAATTCGTACAAAATCGTTTTTCGCAACACAAAACAGAGCAGTAACTAGAGATGATTATAAATCTTTAGTATACAATATGCCTGCAAAATACGGTGCCATCAAAAGATGCGCAATATTGCAAGATAGAGATTCATTTAAGAGAAATCTCAATATGTACCTTATCTCAGAAAACTCTGCTGGCAATCTTACACAATCAAATGATATTTTAAAGTCAAATGTCAAGACATGGCTTAATCAACATAGAATGGTTAACGATACTTTGGACATTATGGACGCCAAGATAATTAACCTATCAATTAACTTTGTCATCGTCACAAAAGGCGGATATGATAAGTTTAGAGTATTAGATAATTGTTTACGAACAATTCGTGCTCGCTTCACAAGACATTTTGATATTTCAGAACCCCTGAGTTATACAGAAATTTATTCGACTTTGAACAGGATCGAAGGCGTGGCAGACACATCAGATGTAACAGTTTTAAACCAAAATGGCGGCGCCTATTCTAATACTATGTTAGATATTGGCAAGAATACCACACCGGATGGAAGATTTGTTGCATGCCCTCTAAATTGTGTTTTTGAAGTAAAGTTTCCATCCATAGATATTAAAGGGAGTGTTAAATAATGGCAATAAAAAGATATGTTGCAATCGCAGACAATACGATAACTAATCAGTACAATGCAGCGCTTTCGTCCCAGAGAACTAAAGCAAATGCTGGCTTGGCAGACTCGCTTGAGATTTTTAAAATTTACGGACAAGTCAATTCGAGTACTGTTGAGCAAACCAGAATTTTAATTAAGTTTCCAGTTAATGAAACAAATTTGTCTTCTGAAGTTCGAACTATCAAGCAAGATCGTGATGCTGGCATTCTGCCGGCAAAAGATTCGGTAAAGTTCTTCATGAAGATGTATAATGTAGAGCATCCGCAAACTGTTCCTAGGAATTTTAAATTAGTGGCGCACCCACTTAGAAGAACTTGGGATGAGGGCTTAGGAATAGATCTGGACGAGTATTCAGACATTGGACAGTCAAGCTGGCTTTCAGCCTCTTCGACAACAGCATGGGGCACAGCAGGCGCTTCTCATACAGGAAGCGATGTAAATACCTCAACAGCCTATTTGATGGAACAAGAATTCGATACAGGGCTTGAAGATTATGAAGTTGATATTACCAAATATGTAGAAGATGTCCTCTCTGGTGATATCAATTCTGGAAACAATTACGGACATATCTTGCAGATATCTTCTAGCTATTTGAGCGATTCCAACTCTTACTATACAAAAAAGTTTTCAGCAAGAAGCTCAGAGTATTTTTTTAAACGTCCGGTAATTGAAGCCCGTTGGGATTCTTCTATTAAAGATGATAGAAATAATTTCTATTACAGTTCATCTCTTTGTTCTTCGACAGACAACCTGAACACAATATACTTATATAATAACATTGGCGGAAGGCTTAAGAATTTACCATCTCCTGTTAGTGCAGGTAATGTATACGTTCAGTTTTACCTTTCTTCTGGCTCTGCAGCTTCTGGCAGCGCATTGACATTGGTTGCAGACGGCACACATGTCACTTCTGACAATCCCACGTTTGTAACTGGTGGCTATGTATCTACTGGTATTTACAGCGCTTCAGTGGCTATCACGGGCACCGCCGAAACACTTCACGATGTTTGGTATAGAAAAACGAAAGCCTCAACAGTCCTGACGTTTGGCTCAGGAATTCCTTCCAACGGAACACTGGGTATTACCTTTGGCGCCCTAGGAGCATATACACTTACCTTTGACAACACAGCCGGATCAACTGATTCTGATGTCGGTACCAAAGCCTCAGCAGTCTTGACTTTTGGCTCAGGAGTCCCTTCTAATGGGACATTGGCGATCGCTTTCGGTACACTTGGAACCTATACCCTTACTTTTGATAACACAGCGGGCTCTTCCGATGCTGATATCGGTTCTGACAAAGCAGCAACAATTGATCCGTCAGCAGAGAGGGATTCAGCCGCCAACGCCCAAAAAGTATTGTCGTTATTAAAAGATGGTGTCACTGGAGATGCAATTAAAAATGCTTACGACTTTGCTTATGGTGGATCTGCTGGATCCGAAACCGTAACAATCACTTCTAAAGAAATTGGCTCAACCCACAACATCACTGTGAC